CTCCCAGCTCTGAAAAATCGTTATTTTTTTGTCAAGATATAGAGATTACTTTCAAATAAGACGGAAGTGTTTCAACTGTTTTACTATCTAGATCTATCGATTCTCTTGATTGAATAATAAATTCTGATCCATCTCCGTCTAGACCTATCAAGCCTAACCATAACTCATACATATTTGTTTCTGGATTACTGCCAAGATACAATTTAACATTGTCGTTGTTGCCAAAAAATCTAGTAACAGATATTAGTTCATTTCCTTTCCAGTCTATAGCTATTAATGATCCAAGATTGGATGCAGGAGAAGCGCCAAATATCAATGCGACATAATGATTGTACCAATATTTACTTTCAACTAATTTTGTGTATCCTTTAAAAAAACGTCTTCCCAGTCTTTTTTTATCTTCGACCGACATTAATCCGCTTTTATTGCCCGTAGCTGTACCAATCAGTTCTCCCAGGACTTTCGCGGCAGCCGAAGAAGATGTTAAAGTTGGGTTCTTGGAACCGTCCAAAGTACGGAGCCAAGAGAAGGTGTCGGACTGGGGCAACTGGTCCTCAAACTCATCTGTTCCGGCTGCCGCAGCGGCAGCAAATGTTGATATTTCTGATGCAGCGGAAACAATCCGTGCGGAAACTAATTCTGTCATCTCATCGACGGTCACCTGTCGTTCGTTGCCGTTTTTATCCACAGCTTTAAAGCCAACTATATTTTCTAAATTCAAATCACTCATAATATCAATTTTATAAAGTTCTTATATAAGTTTTCCACGCTTTTGAAGTGCCGCCAACCGATTTGTACAGCTTCTTCCTGCCACTTTTTATCTTATAACGGGAAAGGTTGTTCCCGTCATAGTTCACGGGATAATCCGGATTGCCCTCGTTGGCATACGCCTCCATTTCGTATTTTATAGTATAATATGCCGAGCTCGCAGGATGGCAGATAGGGTTTCCCTTGATCCACTCGACAAAATACCGCCAGTAGTATTTTACCCATGAGCCGATAACCTGTGCCTGACGCAGGTGTATGGTTTCGTGCGTCATACTCTCCTTACCCGCATAGGTCTGCATATACCTATCTATGTTCTCCTTGTTCTCGGCACGGTATATCATCCGTCCGCACCACATCATGAAACGGTATCCCTTGAAAGGATAATGCTTCATGGGAAGTAGCTCAGGAGTATCAAAATCACCCGGCTTGCTTGAGAACAGCATCTTGATTAATTGCCATAATTCTTTCATACTACTCCTTCTTTTTATCCAGATAATCATTCAGTGAGTCCGCCAGCAGACCGGGCAGCATGGAGGTGGAGCGTCTTATGATATCCACCTCTTCTTCGTCAATCTCGACACCTTCAGCAGTAGATTTGAATATCTTCTCAGCAAGGAGATGCGCCTTCAAGCCCGCTACGTTCTTATATATCCAGTCACCGAAGGCCTCAGTGATGTTACTGGCTATAAGCTTTTCTTTTTTAATCCCATCATAAATAGGGAATTGTGCAAAATTTATTCTCATACTTTATATTTAAATTATCCGCAATAAAACATAACCCAATAATTACCCATACACTTAATGAAGCCGGATGCAAAATCCAAATCAATATAAGACACCTCCTGTCCTCCGGGAGCAGGCAGGATCCGTCCTCCTGTCAATCTTACTCCGCCGCTCATACGTTTGAAGTATATAGTATGTCCCGGAACATCCGGAGGAAGCGTCACTTCTATATTGTCTCTATTAATAAACATCACATTATCATCGTTGTTGTTCAATGAAGCTTTAACAGAGATATTCCTCCAGTTGCCAACTATGCCACGAAGAGAAACATAGCTGTCATTGTTCGGATGAAGGAAAATGTTACCTCCCTCCACGAATAGAGGAATGCTCGGAGTCTTGATGTGCATTCCGATCATGGCATTTGGACTCTGTATGTCAATTCCAGCATCATACTTAATCCCTTCAATGGTGACAAACTGCGTGTTTCCCCCGATTCTTACGTTTGCAAATGTCCTTTCGTTATAAAACTCAATTTGTCCGGCAGACAAATTGAAACCGACGTATTTATTTGTTTCATTTTCATAAAGGATCTTTGAGGACAATACCCCCGAAATGATGGAGAACGGGCCAATACGTCCTTTATCCGCCGTGATTGTTCCTGTAATCTCTGCTAATTTGCATTTAAAATACCCGGTTTCACCGTTGATAAGAAGAGTTTCACCTTTGTCATTAAAAGACTTGAGAACCTTGTCTTTGAACATGAAGCCGGCTACATTCGCACCATCGGCAAACAGGGTGTCAGTAGCGATATTCACAAACTTCTGCATGGCTTCCCAATTGGAATCACCGTTGACAGATGTGGGTGCATCGGTAACGGAAGCACCGTAATTCTTTACAAGGAAATTATAATAAACTCCCCCTATCAGATATATGACCTTATCCCGGTAATCCGCATTCCAGACATAAGTCTGTCCTGATGCGAATACACCTCTGTCACGGGGAAACGCCCCTGTTGCTCCGGTTGCTCCTATGGCACCATCATTAGCTACACCCACCCCTTTTTCAGCGACAAAATTATTATTCCATGCGTTCGCGTCAGATGCGGATTTATAAGCCCGGACGGCAAACTGGGTGTATCCGGCTGTCGCAGGTACGGATATCTGGCTGTTCAGTGTCGCACCTACATGAGCCAGCCAGCTTCCGTTGTATTTGCGGGCTGCCAGATAAAGCGTGCTGCACGTGCTTACATTGCCTGCCACATTCTGTTTGCAAGTGACAAGGAATCCAGACGGGGATGGCGTGCCTGTTGAAGTGAAGTTGATCACGCTGACAGGACTGTCCAGCCAGTAGGATGCCGACGGTCCGACGGGAGCAACCATCTCCTGCCAGTCCGCATGTACCGTCCGGTTCGCAGATCTGCCGGCGAGGATGTATCCGCCGTCTCTTTTCCTGCGGAGTCTGCCGTTTCTGAACTTGGCGATTTTAATCGGAGGGTTGGAGGTTTCAACCTTGCTTAAGTAAGATCCTCCGGCAAACGATACTGTACTGTTCTTGGCATACGGAGTATTGGCGGATTCCCAATGACCGGCTGCTGTGATGCTCTCACCATCCTTTCCGTCACTGCCGTCCACAACCATCGGGACAGTCTCGACATCAACCGCCTGACCGTTCACGTAGAACACGAACTTCAAGCTACTGGTAAAATTACCGGAAGCCACCCCGACACCATCACCGATGGGAACCTCGGCCGCACCGTCACGACTGTACTTCAACTCCCCGTCCGTTGTGGCCGTAGTGACCGCACCGACTGTCTTCATACGCCGGCAGGATACCGAAGCTACACTGTAACCGCCGTTCTTGTTCTTGCTGACCATCGTGGCCGAAGTGACAAGGCTATAAATTACCGCATCGGAACCGTCCGCCCCGCCACGGACACCGGTTATCTTGAAAGTCAGTTCACGGGTATAGAGCTGCCCGTTCTTCATTGCAGCCAGTGTGATGGTGACCGTATTCTGTTCCGGAACCGACTTTCCGGCAGCGACGGATATCGCCACCGCTCCGGTGGCCTTGCTTGTGCTTGCCGTGAAACCGGCAGGCGTGCTGACTGTTAAAGTCTCAAGGGTGAGTTTCTCGGTACCGTACCACATGGATACATGGGTAGTCCATGACTGTGCGGAAGTAGTAACACCGGTACTGGTAAGAGCGACGCTCACCATCTCATTGTCAAGGTCGGCCATGATATTCGACTCCCCGTCCTTACTCCAACGGTGCACAGGGGCCGGAGTGCTCCATTCACTCCATACTCCATCACGCTTCACACGTTTGCACGCCCATTCCACCTGATGGTCTGCATCCACGCCAAGAAAATCATCTGTCCAGCCTTCCGGTATATAATCATCCTGCTGCTTCGAATCCGGCTTGTCAGGGGTAAGGCCGATGATGTTGGTACGGGTGTAGATCCACTCGTAACCTTTGCCGTCCTTACCGTCAGTCCCGTCTTTGACCATGACCATCCACAAACCATTCCGGTATATGTAAGTACAATGGTCAGCCGTATTTCGGTAGCTGTCACCCTCCTTGGGATTGGACGGATGGGATGCGAACTCACCCAAGAAGGTGATACTCTCACCTTTAAGTTCACGACCGTCCAGCAGCATCTCCCAGTCTTCATGCACGGTCCAGTCGGCTGATTTCCCGGCAAGGATATAACCGCCATCCTTTTTCTTTCGATAATTGCCGTTCCTGAACCTTGCAATTTTAATCGGAGGATTGGATGTTTTCACCTTGGAGATAAAAACACAGCCCGCCAAAGTGACCATGGTATTGACCTCGTATGGGGTCTTAGAGGATTCCCAATGACCGCCACCTATTACAGACAGTCCCGGATCACCCTTGTCACCTTTGGCGGCTGATACAAGCCAGTCCGGATTGTTTTCGGATGGCTCGGAAGTAGTGCCCTTGTCATTGACGCACAACCATGTGGAACCGTTATGGGGCACACGGGAATAATACGCATACTTCCTGCCCGGCTCCCAGCTAGGGAAGTCGATAGGAACGCGGACTGTGCTACCGGTAATTTCATCAATTTGAAAAATCAATCCCGTCATGATGATATCCTGCAATACTGCCGAGAACCTGTCGCAGTTGATCCCGTTGATGGTCATACCCTTCTTCTTGCCGAACCAGCTCTTCATCTGTGCCGGCTCCGGGTCCCAGGTGTTGGCATTGTCAACAAGGGTGATGCAGCAGTTACCGTCACGCACGTCTATGATGATATAAGTCTGACGCTCCTTGTCGGTGAAGTTCCCCGTCTGTCCGAGACGCATCTCGTTATGGGGAACGAACTCATATCCGGGACGCGGAACCATCACGAATGTCTTCTCGTCGTAATCTGCGGAAGTGATACGGTACTGTATTTTCCGGAAACCAATAAAGTCACCGGTAGTGACGCTTTTGTCATGCCAGAAGCCTAGGAGGATATCGTCCGGCTTCTGTCCCAGCGGTACACCATCCTCCAGATCAGGGATGACAGTATAGCTGCCGTCACTATTGGCGACAAAGCTTTTTATCTTCAGCCCTCCGCCGGGACTTATAGTATTATATCCTTCAAAATAGGTCTGACGGTTGAAACGAAGTTCTGGTACACTCAGAGAGCTGCGCAGGACCAAAGCCTCCAGCTCGGCACGGGCGTCCTCACCGATGTAACCTCCAGAAACACCGGTAACGAAATCACCGAACTTGGCGTATTTCTTGATGACGGTTCCGCCCAACAGGGATAATAGGAAACCGGTGCGTTCCTCCGTATCCTTGCGCATGAACATGATCAGCGAGCGCAATGCGGAATACACGTTATGGTCTGTTGCTGGGGTGGAGTCGTGGCTTCCGATCACATACACACCGCTGCCACCACCGCCCGTATAGGTCTGTCCCTTCAGGGTAAGGCTCTCAACCTTTTCCTCCAGCTCCCCGATACGGGAATAGGCGGCGGTTTCCCCGACAGTATAAACAGGTGAGTCAAAGGAATAATCAAGATTGAATTCAAATCCGATAACCCTTGACTGTCTTCCGTTCTCGAAATAAGCCTTGTTGATAAGGTTGACCTTTTGACCGATGCTATAGAAATTATGAACGCCATCCTCACGGTATGCGTCATTTGACATCATCGTGCAGCCATAGGTACTCGGGTCTATCTTGGATTTGGCAGCGTACTTTTCAGTCTTTTCCTTCAACTCCTGCTCGGCGGCACCCACAAGCCCCAGCTCGGTTATTTTCGTACTGTCCCAGCCGGAAAGCACATATTCATCTCCATCCTGGGGAAAGAGCACATCACCGGGAAGCGGTCTGCCATAGTCCTCATTCCTGACTATCTCCCAAAGCTGTGCCTCAGGGTTCCATCCGCCATCCTCCAATTTCTCCGGCTTTCCCTCAGGATTGAACTTCACGGCAAACTCCAAACCGTTGAGAAGCCCGGATGCGAAACGTATCCTCAGCTCCTGACCGGGGAGGATATATTTCTCGGAAAAGTTAACACCCGTGTCCCTAAAGCGGTAGGCATTCCATTTTTCCTCGGTGGTTGTGCCGTCCTCATTCTCCACCTTGTCCGTCACTTCGATAGTGGTGACATCCGACATGATGCCTGTTCTTCGAGGATAGACTTCATCGAAGATAACCACCTGCTCGACGGCTTCCTCGGTAGTCATATCAGGATAAGCGTCAATGTAAGGAGTGCCTTCGGGAAGCATCAGCCTGCGCTGCACCACGCCGTTCACAACCACGGTCTCGTCAATGGGGCGGTAGTCTGCCGGTATGTTACGGGTGGAACCAAAAGCGTAGATACGGGTGGCATAGGTGGACTGGGATTCTGACTGTGACATTTCCTGCACGTTTTTCCCGATCTCGAAATCCACCGCGTCACCGGACTCACAACGCCCGAAATGGATGATGTTTTCAGTCACCCAACATTCGCAATCCCATTTCTTCGCCATCTCAAAACAAGCGTCAAGGATGTTGATGTTGTCGTAACTCATCAACTGGGACTTGTTTTCGACTGTGGAATCAATGGAGAAAACAAAATCTTGTCCTTTATACGCATAACCAAGAGCTTTCAGATTTCTAAGGACTATACCGGCTTGTACGTCAAGCGGGGCGGTCAGGTTCCAGGACGCCTCCTGTCCGGTCGTCTCCGGGGTATATTTGAAGATTTTGTTTTTCCATTTCCAGTAGTAAGCGTCAAGCTGAAGCTCATAGTCGTAGCCGGCGGTATTGGTGTTGAATGCGGGCTTCTGCAAGTCGCACACCTCGAACAATCCGAAGTTACATTCCACGTATGAGCCAAGTTTGAAATATATGGGATTCTCTAAGGAGAACTTTAACATGATGTAGTCCTCCTTCATCAGAGTGAACTTACGCTTGCAGCCTTCATTGATCAAAGTTGTAAGCTGGATAGCACCGGATATGTCTTTGATGTCGATTTGTTCCATGTCTTCAAAGTTCGGGGATAAAAAAAAGAGTGCCCAATTTTGAGCACTCACATACACGACAATAAAACCAATGTCGTGAATTAGCTTCTGTTTGCCGGATTTGGCTCGTTAAACTTGGCTGAAATTTTTCCGAAAGTTCGGTTTAAACTCTGTGCGTAAGCAACGCTTTTCCCAAGATAAATCAGATGATAAATCTCATTACTGTTAGCCGGAACTTGAATATCAACCACACCTTTATACAGCTCATCAAAGAAAGCTTTCTTCTTTGCTTGATAGTCAGACTGAGAATTACCCTCGATAGTGAACGAAAGAGTTATTTCCCTCTCATCGACTTTAGGATTATTGATTATTACCCGTTTCCCATGTTCAAGTCGGCTTTTGTTCTCAATAAAATCCTTCATGGGAGCGGATGCCCCAATAACATCAAGAAACCCCTCTCCCATTCTCACGCCCCATGTTGTATAAGCGTTTTCGCCATTAATTAATAATTCATTCATAAACTATAATTTTGCTGTATTCTTTTTAACCTCTGCTATATCTCTTTGCATCTGTTGAATAGGTTTGACGATTGCCCCTGTATTTTCTGAAATCTGTACCAATTCAAGATAGGATTGCGCTATCAAATCCCGCGTATCATCAGCAATATTTCTTGTTTCCGTATTTATGGAAAGTAGAGCATCTGCTTTTACTGTCAGTAGATTAAGTGATTGAGATTGAATGATATTTTGATTCTTTATCTCTTCTCCTGTAATCTGCAATGCTGTAAACCTACCGTTCAACTCTCCTGCATCTTCATGCGTCATTTCAGTGCCGAACCCTCTTGATGAAGAAGATTGAGAATAGGATTCTTGCGAAATCTTATCATATCCGGTTGCTGCGGCAAGCTCGTCACGGAGCTTCATGGCTTCGTCCACATAACCCATGTATTCATCCATCAGCTCCTTACGCTCATTATTGTCAAGCGTACCATCATCCTTCATGGCTTCACCGAATTTATCATACCATGTCCTCAGTTTGTCACTAAACTGTTCACCGATGGCATTTGACAGCATCGCCTGCATGAAATATTTGGATATGTCATCAGCAAAATCCTCCGCACTCTTCTCCATATCCATCAGACTGCTTATAAAACTGTCATACATGGAATCGAATGACATTCCGATCAGGCCCTCATAAAGACTGTCGGTCAGTTCTTCCAGTTTTCCTGCCTGCTCTATATAATCATCCAGCTTGTCGGTAACACGCTCACCGTAACCTCCCTTACCGGAAGATTCCATGATATCCCATAACCATACGTCCGACCGTAGAGCTTTCATCTGTTCGGGGGTCAGATTCCACAAGGAATCGGTGCCGGAGAAATCCTGCATGCCGGTAGCTTTTCTTGCGTGTTCCAGCATTTCATCCGTCCATTTCAGATAATGCTGCCAGCTGCCGTGGCTCTTATGATATCCGGCTTGCTCCTTTGCTATTTGCAGATAGTTTTTATTGACTTCCTCCTGATACTTTACAGCTTCCCTGTAAGATTCAACCGATTTCATTCCCTTGCTTGCCTTCATCTCGTCAGTCAGATCCTCGATGGCCGTTTGCAAAGTTTCATTCCTGTCCGTCAGCCTGTCTATCGTTTCCTGTACTTCCTTGGCGTTTCCACCTATTCCAAACAGGGAGTTGAAGCCTCCGAATGAGATTGCGTTCAGGATGTTTCCTATGCCGTTCCTCAATGACTTGCCGATTGTGACAAACAAATCCCCTGACAAGACATCACCGATAATTCCACTGACAGCGTTCAGAACAGCATCAAGCAGACCACCGACAAGATCACTTAATCCGTCTTTGAGTACGTCAATGATGGACAGAATCCATCCGACAATGGGAACCTCCTTAAGAGATTCTGACGTTTTTCCTATGACATCCTTGAATCCGTTCACGGTTTTGATAATTCCGCTATATGCGTTATACAATCCACCGGATGAAATCTGCTGCAAGCCTCCCAACAAATTTTCCATGCTTGCTTTCAGTCTGGTGGCGGTATCAGTCACATTACGCTGGGCCTGATTGGCGATATCAGTCTGTGTCTTCACATTGGCGGATGCAATGTCAGCATTCTGCCGTGCTGTTTCAAGAGCGTTTGCTGCGGCTTGTTTCTCACTTTCCGTTCCGCCCTTCTGCGCTTTGGTGTAATCATCCTGTGATTTCTTTAGTTTTTCCAAAGCAGCTGTTTCGATCCCTATGGCACTGATACGATTCTGTTCTGCTATTTGATAGGCTTTTACATCCTCTCCAAGTTTCTTGAAGTTGACTCCACTTGTACCACCCAAAGACTTTTCCATCTGGCTGATGGCGTCAATCAATGATTTCTGGCTTGCCTGATCGGAGTTCTTGAACTTGTCAGTCCGTACATATTTTTTCGCTTCGTCCAAGGCGGGCTTTATCATGTCGGAAAACATGGAACCAAACTCACCGAACACAGTAACCCAATCTATATTGGCTTTTATGGCTTCTGTTTCCTTGTTCTGTATGGCAACATCACGTTGTTTCTCCAGTAACTTTACTTGTGCACTATTAACACCGTTTTCTTCCTGTGCTTTCCTTATTTTTTCCGCATACTCTTGGGCGATAGCCAATTTCTGCTGCTGGAACGTGCCATATTCTTTCAAGTAGTCGTTCAAAGCCTGTTGTTCGGCTTTCAGCTGTCCTTCAGTTACATCGGAAATATCTTTATCCCTCATACTTTCGGCATTGGTATAAGCTTCTGAAATTTTCTGTGCCTGCTTGTCGGTCAGCTTACCGTTACCGGCTTTGCTCCATTCTTCCTCCTGTTTTCTTATCGCATCAATCTGTTTCTGGTAATCAAGGTCAATCTGTTTCAACTTCTTTTCCGTGCCTTCTCTCATTAGGTTGATTTCATCCTGTTGGTTCTGACGTCGGAGTGAAAGAAGTTGCCCGTCCAGCTTTTCCTGATTTTCCTTTTGCTTCTTTGCTAGATTTTCCTGTCTGGTCAGTGCGCTTCCGGTTACTCCGCCCAGCTCCTTGTATGCCTTTTCGGATGCCTCCATCTTATCTTTGGCTTCTTTCACCTGTTTCGATGTAGCCGTCTGATCTTTGATTAATGCCTCATACACTTTTTTCGCTTTCTCCCATTCGGCTTTGGCATTTGCCAAATCCTCCTGATATGTAGTTTCCTTTATTTCCTGTTTGTCCTCAACTTCCAATTGGGTATTGATTTCTGACAAGACATCTTTTCTTGCGTTTGCCAATTCATTCTTCAGGTCTTCGATACGCTGTGCCTGAACCTTCATTTCGGAACGGTTGTTCTCTTTCCTTGCCAGATTATAAGCCCATTCTGCACTTTTTATTTGTTGTTCCAAAGATTCGACTATAGCCTGTTTTGACAGTGTTCTGGATTTTACAACTTCTTCATTATATGCCTTCCAAAAACCAGTCAAATCCTGTATATGGCCTTTCTCATCAACATATTTCCTAAAGAGTGCTGGGTATAGTTCCTCAATATCTTTTAAAGCTTTAAGTTTAGTGGTCTCGGCTTCCACCTCGCTATTAATGGTGCTAACAAGACCTTCCAAAGTACGTTTCCGATCTTCTTCGTCCGTGTTGAGTTTTTCTATTTTCTTGTTGTACGAGTCCAAAGCACGTTCAGCAGATGTTGTGCTGTCGGATAATGCCCACATGGCAGCTCCAAGCCCTACAACCGCCGTTGCCAACAACACATAAGGATTGGTAAGCATTGCAGCGTTTAAAGCTAACTGCGCTTTTCGTGCCAATAAACGGGCATTGGTAAGTCCAATCTCCACAAGAGTATGTTTACTTTCGGCAGCAGTAACAAGCATCACTGCGGTCCGGTATGTACCATAAGTAACCACTAATCCAGCCAAGATCTTACCTACTGTTTCATAATTCTGAATCAACGAAGTTGTCATTTGAATACCGTCCATGATAACACTTTCCGACTTTGTTCCCAATTCGTTAAACACGGAATCCAAAGCATCCTGCATCATAGACAACTGACCATTGATAGTCTTTGAGGCATTCTCAGACATATTATAGAACTTACCACCTGCGGAAGTTGCATCAATGAATGCCTGTTGAACCATTTCAGCGGAAACAGCACCTTTGGACATTTCATCTTTCAAAGTTGCGATAGATTTTCCGGTCTTTTCGGAGATAATCTGTAACGGGTTGAATCCAGCGTTTATCATTTGATTCAAATCCTGCCCCATAAGTTTACCCGCTGCTGACATCTGTGAAAATGCCAAAGTTAGCGAATTGAACTTACTGGATTCCCCCATAGAAATATCACTAATGGCTTTCAAGTATTTGATAGTGTCTTCTGCTTGTATGTTAAATCCAAGCATCATCTTTTCTGCTCCAACCATATCTGACATAGTAAGTGGAGAAATCTTAGCCAGCTCCTTGATTTGCGGAATCAGTTGTCCTGCCATATCCTTTCCAACCATAGTCTCAATAGCGGTCTGCATGGATTGAAATTCTCCACGAACACGAATCATTTCAGAACCTAATGCCTTTAATACTCCAGCACCACCAATAACCGCCAATGCTTTCTTCCAAGAAATAGCGATACCGTTGTTACTCTCTACGATTTCCTTAGCATTATCATTGTAAAGGGCGTATTCATCCCGAAGTTTCTTTACGGAAAGACGCGCTTCGGCTTGTTGTTGGGTTAATCCAAATAAAGCTGCCTTTTCTTCATCAAGAGCTTTGCGGGCAGCATTGTATTCTTCTAACTTGCTATTTGCTGATAACGGATTCCTTTTCAATGCTATACGATAAGCATCCCCAAGTCGTTTTACATCCGCTTCAATATCCTTAACTACCGCTTTTTGAGCAAGAATCTTCTCTGTGAATCCATTCACGGCCTGGGAAGCATCGAAGATTTTCCTTTTGAATCCCGTTTCCATCTCCGCTCCAGCTTTGGCTGCATTAGTCACCAACTCATCCAATCTTTGGTTGGATGCAGCAAGTTGGGCATTCAAAGCCTTGAAAGCAGCAGGAGACTGCGTGCCATCCATGCTCATTAACTCCTGCTTTAATTTTGCAATTTCATTACGAAGTCTTACAACTTCTTCCCAGTCACTACCTATCTTAAAATATAATTTTGCCATATCTATTTCTTTTTCCTACGATTAGCCAATTCCTTACCACTGATTCTATTCACCTTCTGACCACCATATACTGCGCGTAATTTATCCCGTTGCATCATCAGCAGATTCCGATAAGGGATAATCTCAAACACTTCTGTATAACTCAGATGCAGCGTGTCAATCAAATGGGCTATCTGCCCGAAGAACGTTGTGTTTCCTACTGTTTCGGTCTTGCTGCCAGCATCGACACGTTCCTCATCGAGCTGACACACTGAAAAGCCGAAATATCCATCATAGAGAAACAGACTCCCAAGGCATCTTTGACTTCTTCAAAAGTGCCGTTCTCCAATTCTTTGACCAAACTATCATTCCCGCAGATGAAGCATGAAATACCTTTCAGCATATCTTCAGTAGCTTCAGGAAGCTCTTTAATAGCTTCCATGACATTATCTCCAGTCATGCCGATATTGGAAAAATGATGAATGGCACGACAGATAATTTTAATTGTAGGAGGTTTAATGGTATAAACCATCCCTCCTATCTCCACATTCATGAAATCCAGCCCTAACAAAGCATCAGAAACCGTTTTTGCTGCTTGATTCATATTCTTAAACTAAAAGGGGGAATGGTATATATCCATCCCCCGGTTATCACTCTTGTGCTTTTACCAATGTTATCTCTTTTTTAAGAGTGGTATCAACTTCAGAAGGAGTGGTTTTAATATCTCCTGACTGAGTGACGTACCCCACTTTCGACACTTCATAGTGAACGGTAGCCCCAGCATTCACCTGCTTTGACTTGACCGTTGCACCGTCCAGCTTTACGGTCGCATCGGAAGGAGTAGGTACAATGGTTACTGTAGTTCATGCCTGCAAAGCTTTAATCTGCCCTTCTTCATAGTTATACTCAGAAGAAACACCTTCGATTCCCGGTTCCTGCACCAAGCCTTTTACAGCGATTGCAATTGCCTTATCCGTATTGGCTTCACGGGAAACAATACGGCATTTTGGGAAGATGAACCAGACATCATCATCGGTCAGACAGAACAATGCTTTGTTGATAATAACTTTATCCAAAGCACGCTTCCAACCTACATCTTTAGATGTTGCCTGAATAACATCGCCACCCATGAACGCTTTCTTGGTCTTCCAGTCATATTGTCCGATAGAGAAAGCGGGCGATACTTCTCCCGGCACATCATCGTAACGGTAATTCTTTCCCGTTAATTGGTTCTTGTACCCGGTGACAGAGGCTTCCGTTTCCTCAATCTGCCACGTTTCCCCGTGTACATTCAAAACCTCATCTTTCGCTTTGATAGCGGCTTGAATCAAAGTCTTTGCGATTTCGGGGGTAATGTCTGCCGTTACCTTATCAATGTCGGCAAACAAGATTCTTTTTATTCCTACTGCTGAAATCATAATCTTATAGTTTTACATTTATTACTTCAAATAAAATTCTCACATTCACGTAATGGCATTTCAAAGCTGTATCCGCTTCCGTGCCAATTGATTCGATAGAATAACGATAGGTTGTACCGTCATAGGTGCTTACTACATCATCAAGCAGCTTGCCAGCCTTTCTTTCGAGTTCGTTAAGCCGGATTGTGTTCGCTTCATTCTCGCTTAAATTGGGTACACATAGATTCACTTCTGCGAAAGATTTCTTCCAATACTTTCCCGGCTGTTGTTTCTTCGTGTGGATGACAATCCTTTCGGACTTCAATTCACCCGTCAGCGTTTCACCATCAGGCACTAGATCTATTCCGAAAGCCTTGCAGTCCCGGTAGAGGATGTTTCCTATGTCGGTAGTTACTATCATTCCACAATCTCCCAATCTTCTGCAAATACATCACTGATAGACGGAACCCATGAATCAGCGCGTCCGGTATTCTCATTGTAAATAAGACACTGGCTTGTGTAGTCAATAAAGCCCTTGCCTTTCAGAATAAGGTCTTTTGCTGATTGCGGAATAGATTGCATCTTGGGGATAATATCACTATCAATATGTGCTGGAACCTGTTTGAACACCATTAATCCTTTTCCGTTCCAACCGCTTCTACGAATTGGAAAACCTGCTTTGAGAGCCATAATAGCCATACCAAAATTCATCTTTATTACTTTTGCACCATCAGAACCTTGCATACGCTGTATGCGAGTATCAAGAAGCCGTATATAGTCGAACATTGTACAACACTGCATTTCCAGTAAACACTTGTTGTACATATCATTAACGACTTCATCCATTTTCCCTGAATCTATGAAAGCGGCTAACTTTACATATCTTCCATTGACTTCTTCGGCTTCTATCTGCATACGGTCAAGTGATGTATCGGCGAGTTTATACGCCTCCTCAAACGGTTCCGCTGGCGACCAACTCTCGTACCCGTCAGCATATTTAACGTGATAACCCATGCGCTTTGCATACTCTGCATCAGGCACTCTGCCAACTTGTAATAAACCTCTTTCATAAGCCTCGCCCATTGTCATAGGTTCTGCTTCAATCTGTTTTGTTCCAATGTACTTTTTCATTTTTCAAATTCTTCTTTTAATCGTTTCTCCGCAAATAAAGCAGCACTACTCAAAACATCATACCCTTTAGATTCTACGAATGATGCGTATTCCGCTTCGTTTTTCAATGTCAAACCGTCTTTATTGACATCGTAATCATTGGACGTTCTCAAAGTGAGTGTATGGTCTTGATAATCCCCATGTTCCTCTGCGTACTTCACGGCTTCATCGCCTACATCAATCATCTTCTTTTCGACCTCCCATTCTCCTTCATCGAAAAAGGAGTCGACATCTGAGAAATCGAAATCTACATCCATAATTCCGAGTAGTTAAAGTAGTTTGTACTCTTCACTGTATAAACTTCGCCTTGACCTCTTACGCTATCACCATCCATGCAACGTACTTCATCACCAGCCTTGACAGTAATTCTCTTCTCGCATACCACATGATAATTCGGACGATACACAGAGCCGTTATCAGATGAAAACTCTTTGGTAGTGTTATCATCACAACGGCATTTGCACACCTCCTGCCAGCTTTCACCACCTGTTCCGGGAATAGGTCTGCCAAACTCATCCTTATCCATTGGGGTGATAACTTTTACCTGCAATATGTGTGGGGCGAATATCATAAGAAAGTCACTTTAGGCTTATCACTCAATTCGTCTTTCAAACCGTACCGCTTGCACAGAAATGAATAGTAATCCTTAATGCCTTGAATGTTCCAAGACATAGAAAAACCGCTTTCGCTGATGGAAGTGGCACGAAGCAATAGAGAGGGGATGAACTTCGCAATTGCCACCGACACCCGTGTTTGGCAATCCTCGTTCATCTCACCCCCTCCGCTTATCTTTGCGTTCAGACATATATCGAAAAGGTCAGCCTCCGACAAGTTAACGCCGAAGGTCTGAAACTTCTGTAATATATAATCGTTTACTGTCATGCGTTCATCTCACTCAAATCGAAGTTCACAATCAGGTTCGGGTTCGCAATCTGCGGAATCCATTCGGCTGTGTATTCCAGATAGCGACCATTGCCGTCCTTGTAACCTGAAATCAGCATATCGCCATCTGCCTGAGTGTAATTACGTCCCGGTACACCATCCACAGCTTCATAAGGAGTGTGGAAGCGCATATAACCGATTTTATCCTGCGGAAGCAGGGAAATACGACCATCTGCATAAATGGGGATATTCTTACCTGTTTGGTCTACCACATAATCTTCCTTGATTTCAATAGCCGGAAGTCCGATACCTGTAAAAATGGTAGAAGCCAGTTGCGAGGTGATAAGCCCGGTAGACATATACATTTCATTGCCTGTAAGCTGCATTTTGAACTTATCTCCAAATTCACTTGAACCGATAATATTCTTGATGAATGTGCCACGGCTCATAATCATCTTGGGGAATGTGCCGTAAATAGATTTCAGCTCATTCAGTTTCTGCTGCAAGTAAGTGACGAAATAGTCTTTATCCTCTGTGTCCGGCTTGATAAACTTAAACGGCAAGTCGATGTTCAATAAGTCAATTCCTCCGGCATTGTCGTCCTTGTTCTTCACGCTTGCTGCTCCAGTCATCAACAGAGAGCCTACGATAATGTCCATACGCTTGTGCGGTGCCAGCAATACCTGACGGTAATCGTCATAGATGAAGTCCACGATGTCACGCATGGCTGCTTTCTGGTCTTCCGGTTTGGCGGCATTATACTTATCTATCAAGTCCTGCAAGTCAGACAAACGGTCGATTGAGATTTGATAGCGGTCACCCAAATAGGCAATCTCACCATATCCGGAACCGATATTCCTGCGTTCACGGATAGGCTTTTCGCCATAACGGGAGTTGATGGAACCAGCCATCACGCCAGTAACCTGACCGATGTAGTCTTTAAATACACGAGTAGTAGTCCTACGGAAGCCCAAATACTGCTGCCAATAAATTGTGTCCTTTCTTGTCTTGAGGACACGCTGAATCACTGCATTTACAATGTTCGGGTCATTAAACAATGTATGAATAGTTAGCATCATATATTAGTCCTCCTTTCTTTATTTTGCCATTATACCTGCGTTTTTCAACGCTGTCAATAATCCGTTAAAGTTTTCTACCGACACCGTACCAGATGCATCATTCACTTTGGCTGCCTGCTTTACACCTCCAAGAGCAGAAGTCGTAGCTGCTGTTAAAGTATACTTGTTAGCTTGTGCTGCAACCCCATCCAATTTGACTTTATCTTCCTTACTCATCAAACCGTCCTGACTAGAAGAAGCCTTAGGAATAGATACGGCTTCTTTTTCTTGTTTGACATCCAAAGCGTTAAACTGGAAGTGCGGCATATTCGCCTTGTCAATATCTGCGAAAGGCATTACCAGCTTGGTCGGTTCGATTTCAAACGCACGCATCAAAAGGGAAACCAATACTATGCCATCCTCTACCTGCTTCCTTTCATACAGAGCTGAATTTGCGATAACTTTGGGCGTTGTACCATCTGCGGCTGTCGCTTCGTAAAGAACTGTTCCAGCTTCTAGATTTTCTCCAAAGTCTGCCGCTAACGTCAGCTTATCAAAAGCTTTGTCAGCCTTGTCAATAGCGTTGATTGTCGCTCCATGCGCACCGTTACCCAAGTGCATACCTTTGTAAGCCAAAGAACGTTTCTTGATTTTCAATGTGGTATTGGAGCCTGTCGTAAACTTCTCATATACTTCCACACGGATAGCCACTTGGGATGTTTTCTTCACCAAGTCAGCTGCAATCGGTGTGAATGAGGGCAAGTACGAGCCGACAACGAGGTTGGTTGTGTCCAACTTATACGGACCTCTGCGTCTGCGTCCGGTTTCTACGTCGTAGCGTTCTTCCTGCTCAACTTCCGGTTCAAGATTATACTTAAATCCTGCTGCCATAAAATCACTGTTTTTGTTGTTCTACAATTTCTTTAGTGTCGTCTGCAATCATTTTCGCAAACGCCTGAGTCTCATTCTCCAGTTCTTTTTTTGCTGTATCTGGAGGAACTACACCCTTAAAGCCGTCATTCGCAAACTCCTGCTTCAAGTCCTTGAAGTATGCGTCCAAGTCCTCATCGTCCTTAATGGCGCATCGTTTGGCGTAGTTTTCGGGAATACCATACTCCTTTGCCTTTGCCAAAATCTGCTGGCTACGTGTTGCTTGAGCCTTTTCTGCTTCAAACTGCGTTAGCTTATCAGAAAGGTTCTTGTTGGAGTCAATTAAAGCTTGCGCCCATGCAGGCACATCGTCTTTATTCTCTTCCGTTTTGGTGGTTGTGGTAGTCTCGATTGGCTTACCGTCTTTAAGGTTATGCCTCTTCTCGTAGTTAGTCACTGCCGTTTTTGAAGCATCCCCGGCACGGAAATCACCATAGGAATTAAGCACGTCCGAAAAGCTGATACCCTCAATAATAGAGTTTACCTTTGTCTCGTCCGTTACACCCTCTGCCTTTTTAGTAGCGATTCGGGTTAAGATAGCAGTGTCCACCCCAGCGAATTTCTGTTGTAGCCCTGCTAAGATTTGTTCTAAGATTGTCATACCGTATGAATTTGATTTATAAATTTCTACGGTAAATTTCGCTATTTATAAAGAGGGTGAGAAATAATCAGATAGGTGATACACGACAATAAAACGATTGTCGTAAAATGGTATAAAAAAAGGCGTGAAACCGAATGAATCACGCCTAAAATATATCACGACAAAAACTTATACTTATACTCCCAACACTATATTTGCATCAATATTTAGCTTCCGGCTTATCTCACGAGCAACTTTCAAGGTTGGTTCACATTTACCAGATATATAATCACTTAATCGTGATGGGCTGACACCAACCAACTTTGCAAGTGATTTTTGATTAAGCCCCATTTCGTACATACGAAGTTTAAGAACATCCACAAGTGTTGGTTCTCCCAATGCAAAATGTTCTTCGGAATAATCAGCAACCAAATTAGAAAGAAGCTCCAATTCTATGCTATTTGGGTCATTCAAAGGAGTATCATCTTTCACTAATGGAAGAAGTTCCTCTACTCTTTTCACCGCCCATTCATATTGGGCTTGATTTTCTATCTTTGTCATAATCCTAAATATTAGCGCAATCTATTTTATCATATTCTTTATGAGTACCAATAAAGCGAATATACACAAACTGAATAGTGAATTTAATCACTACTACCAAACGATAGTTATTGCCTTTGATATTGAAAACATAGTGTTGATTACCTACACTATCAACGCTATTAAACGTTTTCTTAATATCGGCAAAACAGGTCCACTTGCTTCTTTTCACAATGGTAGTCCATTCTTGCAAAGCGACCTTTGAATCGGGATGGTTCTCTGCATATTCTTTTAATGCTTGTTCGGTAAATATTCTCATTGGTTACTCAATTATCATGTGGCAAAAATACATATATAATTCTATAATTCAAAATTATATTCTAATATTTATAATTTAAAAGAGCAAAAAAATAGCGGCAACTCTTTGAAGCCACCGCTAACTATTTTTCTTATACTAAAACTATAAGTCCCGTAATTTTTCTAACTAAGAGGCGTTTTTCTTTCCCTTATCTCCGATTTGCTCATTCTTTGCTGCTTGTTCCTCTTTGATTTCTGCAAGTTCCTCTTCTACATGTATTAATTTTTCCTATTATATATCTCTTTAATTTTCCCCTCTGCAAACTTATTTATATCAGAAGAAGTACATCCTGATTCGTTAAAAAAATCACTTAGGTCAAAATAAATCTCCTTATGGTTATTCCCTTTCGATATACATATTATATCAAAAGGTATTGATTTATTCCCGTCCAATGTTATATTTCTCAGCTTTTGCATGCCCCAACTATAATCAGGATAGTATTTATTTATCCATTCTCTTTCAGAATGTACTCCCAAAACATGTGTTATTGCATGGATTTTAACAATATCAAAATGTTGGCTTCGAAGCATTATTTCAAAAGTTATTGTCTCATCTTTATATTTAATTACAAATTCTTCTTTTTTGAAGGCTTCCTTTATTAAGTCATAAATCTGTTTTATTCCATCTCTTAATGAAGGAATAAACCCTATTACTACAGCTGCTACAACAATGGTAGCTATAATCCAATTATCTAAAAAGAAATTGATAATAGTGTCGTATTTTGTAGTTGTCTCCATAATCATAACCTTTCAGCTAAATCCTTAACATCTTCCGCAGACTTTACCTCATGCACGGTATCTCCTATCTTCACGAAGCCTACTATATCTCCGGTGTTTGACTTCTCAAATAGTTCAGTTACCGGAACACCCAAAGCATCGGCAATCTTTTCCAATGTACCAATAGTAGGGTTACCTCCCAACATTTTAGAAAGGCTTGCTTGAGCCACACCTATTTTAGATGCTACTTCTGCAAGAGTTACTCCTTTCTCTTTACATACTTCCTTCACTCGTAAATCCATATATAATATATTATAAGTTTGATTTCAGATACAAATATACACATTATATATTATAATCTAATTTCAATCTATAAAAATATATCATATTACATTTTATTAACAGTGATATTATTGCTAATTATATAATATAATCTATATTTGCGCATATAAAAATAGAATATATTATATAAGAGTATGAGCACAAAATTTAGAAGTCAGATGAAAGAGGTTATGCAAATGGCATGGTCGTTCGTTCGCAAGAACGGTTATTCAATGAGTGAGGCATTGAAATGCGCATGGGCTAATTTAAAACTGAAAGCGGCTTTGAAAGTGAAGATAGTAGAGTTTTACTTCAAAAAGACAGACGGTACGCTACGTCAAGCCTTTGGCACTCTCTTGGAAAACAGAGTACCCGAAACAAAAGGTACAAAGAAAACGGCTGATAATTGCCAGGTGTACTTTGACACTGAAAAAGAAGAATGGCGTTGTTTCAAGAAATGCAACCTTGTTAAAATCTCATAATAACAGTGGTAAACGAAATTAAGTATAAACACATAAATATAACGAATATGAAAACAGAAGAATTAGTAATTGACATGAATAACCTTTATGTACAGGGATTAATAAAAGTGATTAACGACTTCATGCTTGAAGAGGCAAGCGGTTGTATTTTTACAGAAGACCGTTTGAAAAGCAATATTGAGAAGCTGAAAGACGTATTTCCAGAAGAACGCAAACGGATGGTAATAGCCGGACGTGCACCAATGTTCTCGTCACCGACTTCGGGTTTGTATAAGCTGATATTTAAAAACTAACCATACACGATTACTCAAAGGCAGTCTTCGCACGACATAAAGACTGCCTTTTATTTATTAACTTTAAAGCAAAAAAGAATATGGACGAAATTTGGAAAGACATTGAAGGGTACGAAGGATTATACCAAGTATCAAATTTAGGTAGAGTAAAGGCATTGGTTCGGTAGATTGGTTGATGAAAGAACATATCTTAAAACCATTAAAAATACATAGTTATACATACGTTTGTTTATATAAGAACAAAAAATATAAGCGAAAAGCCATTCATCGATTAGTAGCATTAGCTTTTATTCCCAACCCAAGTAATAAGCCGGACATTGACCACATAAACGCTATTAAAGACGATAATAGAGCTGTAAATTTGCATTGGGTTACCAAAACAGGCAATATGAATAATCCTTTAACACGAAAGAAAATTAGTGAAAGTAAAAAAGGTACGCCACAGCCCAAAGGTATAGATAATAAACGATCAAGAACAATATTACAATATACCCTTGATGGTAAATTTATTAAAGAATGGCATGGTTCAAAAGAAATTGCAAGAGCTTTTAATGGGTGCAATAGCTTTATCCTTAAATGTTGTAGAGGTATTTACCACCAAGCCTACGGATATATCTGGAAGTTTAAAGAAGGGGACTAATCAGCCCCCTTTGTCTTTTTCAGATTCTTTCATTTTTCTCTCCTCTTTAATTTCTTTCAATTCGCTTTCGATGCGGTCAGCATTTCCGGCAAACATGATACCTTCACGTGTTGACCAAATTCCACCACTGACAGCGGAAACGGCAGTAGTCACCTTATCATTCAAATCATCAATCATATATGGAACCAGTTCTGTTTCTATGTCAATGGTCTGCGATGCCTTGTTAAACTCGGTTGGATTGATAGAGCCTAAAGCGGAAACAATGAAATTTACTCTCCGCTGCAAGAACTCACCGATAACCTCACCGTGATTTTCTACCGCCATATGTGCACCCATGAACATAAAGCGGAAAGCGGTTCCTGATGCTTTGCCTACCCCCTTCAACGTCTCAAAGGATATTCTTGGAGTGTTTGACATATCATAAGCCATATTAGTGAGTGTTTCTGCTTCAAAACGTACCGTATCCGGAACTTGGTTCCACGTCAGATACTGGGCATCCGCACCTTCACCTGTAAGTTTGACCATTCTATCCTTAACCTTACCCATGAAACCCTCTACATCTCCAATTAGCTTCAGCAGTGGGAAGAAATGGTAGTCTATACAATCAGCATAATTAGATAACAGTTTTTCCAGCCGGACACGGAATGTCTTTATCTTCTTGCAATAAGATTCAGGACGATAAGCATAGAGAACCGGTAGTTTTGGGAATCCATGAGCAAAAGGAGTTCTTTCTTCATATCCTTTAGACAAATCCCATTGATAAACCATTTTGTCCGTGATAGTCATAAAGCAGATGACCTCCGAATCATCCATGAGCTTCTTTTTATACTCACGTGAGAAAGCAATCATTTTACCTTCGTCGTTAAAGAACGGGTATAGCTTATCACCTCTGAATGGAGACCATAACACGCTTTTCAGTTTCTTGGTGGGCTTGACCTTGCCACCGAACGTAGTCTTAACTTTCTTCCAAAACTTTGCCCAAAACGAATCATCATCGGTAACATACCAATATTCTGCCGCTTCTTGTTCGGAGAGCCAGGCACGGACAATCTTCTTGTTTTGGTATTTGATTTTGTTGGATTTAAATACAGCCTTTACCGCATCCAGCAGCTTCTTTTCATCATCATCAGTCGGAATGCAATCCATAGACGGTTCTGTGCCGACCGTGAAAGCAGTTTGGATGTTCACGATATCCTGTTCCAATGGAATGGAGATACGGTTCACCGGTTCAGTCTTATACTTTGCTTCGATTTCATAAGTCTTACCCGTTTTTTCATCGAAGTGCTTCTCTGCTTCTTTTTCAAGAACCTTTCTGTCCGGATATTTCTTTTTGTCAACCATGATTTCATGTCGTTCCGGATTCCAATCATCCCAAAGTTTGCAACGGTCGGGAAGTTCAGTCTTCCTACCTTTCTTCAGGTAGTTTATCTTCTGCCCGATGTCAGGCAATGCTAATATTTCTTCTAAATTCAATGGCATAGTTTATATTTTTAATGTGTGAATATTCCTGTTAAATCTTTCGGCTTCTGAATCTTACCAAGAAGCTCACCCAATACATAGTAACGTACAGCATCTATTCCGTGATTGTCATGGTCTTCCGGTTCGTTGATATAGTTCCCGTCCTTATCCTTTGCCCAAACATACTTTCTGAACTCGCTTTGCAAGTTGTACGAGCGTTTGGTTATATAAATCTCCATATCTTTCATTTTGTCAATTCCGGCATTGATAGAGCCTGCACCTTTCTCTACGGCATATATCTTGATTCCTCCGTTGTGTATCTCTTGAATCAAACGTGGGTCTGCGCTGTCAGCAATGACTTTCAATCCCCACGGGCGAAGAGTCTTGATGATGTCAGAAGAAAGCAATCCAGTACGGTAATCCACTTCATCCAAGTAAAGGGCGTTATCAACGATACCACAACGAATGGAAGCAGACGGGTCATGCGTATAACCGAAGTCTTGCCCGAAAGCAATTTTCTTTGCCCAAGCCGGGAACTCGTCAACAATTCCCCACTTCTTGAACACAGCACCTTCTGCAACGTCAGCCCACCGGCCGATAACCACATGAGCATACTTTTCAGGATTACTCACCTTCATATCTTCCACCTCTTTCAGGAACTCAGGAGAAAGGTTATCCAAGTTATCAAAATACGTAGTATGGATATGGAGCACATTCGGATGAGTGGAAATCTGAACCTGCACACCGTCAATCTCTACCAGCTTGTGAGTTTTCTCAATGTATTTCTTGTAGATGAAGTGATTGGAATCACATGGGTTCATTATAATGATAATCCGGTTCTGAATACCCTTCTTGCGAATGGAGAGCATTATCTTGTCGAACTCATCTTCGCTTGTCCACTCTTCCGCTTCATCGCAGACAAAAGTCGTAATGCCTTGAATGGATTTCAGTTTTGCTGTCTGGTTTCCGGAAGAAGTCTTGATACCCCGAAACATGATACGGCTCTTAGTCATCTTATTGACTATGTCCGTCTTTGTGGTCTTGAAATATTTCGTGGTACCGTCCAAATCTATCTTCTCCATCATTTCGGGGATGATAGACATACCGGCAGAAACCATCGTGTAACGGGTGTAAAGAATCTGATGAACTATTTTCTCTACGGGAGTCATTTCAAAAGTCAACCGCTCAATAAAGGTAGAAGCATTGAAAGACTTTCCCGAACCACGCCCACCGGTAATAAGAATTATAAATTTTTCCTTATCCTCGTATAATGGATGGTAAATTTCTTGAGGTACTATCATTTCAGCTTGTCTTTAATCCAAGAATCAATGTTGATGCCATGCTCTATGTCTGTTGGAATATCAGCGTCTTCATCTTGTTTGCGCTCAATCTTTCTCCAATCTTCATCATGGTGGTACAGCCAAACGGACATTGCTTGCAAATTAGGAGCCAACTCGCTTTCGCTTACTTGTAATTCATCTTCGCCCGTCAAATTCCCTTCTGAATCACGGAGCTTTCTTACCACGGTGCTTTTGGTTTTTATGCCACCGAGAGCCATTGCAAGGAATTTAGCCCTTACAGTGGCATTGATTGTCGCGCGCCCACGCGCTAAGACTTCGGATATTTCGGTGTACTCACTTTTCTTTTCGCAGAATGTTTGAGGCAAAATCCCTATGGCATAAGCAATTTCCTTGTCAGTGAATCCCTTTTTGGCATACGATTCCACGAGAGAAAGAAATTCCTCGCTTGTATAATCAAACTTAGGCTTTCTTCCTCCTTTACCTTTTCTATTTTGAGATTCACTATTGCTCATATTACTTCTTTAATTTTCCACATTTCTCACATTGTTCATACCTGAACTCAGAGAACATCACACTACCTTTCCAAACATAATGATGAACACAAAACAGGTTTTGCTTTAGAACATTCCTTATCCAAAGTATAAAATCGCCAATCATAATTTTAACCGTTATTGTTACCCATATAGACACGGCGAGAAATTGGCTTGTTTCCATAGACATCAACTCCTCTTTTTGAGAAATAGCTATCTATTTTCTCAGCATATCTTCCCATTATGGATTTCGTTCTATCCCTTATGTTTCTTTGTCTTGCAGAACCTAACCCGTATTGTCTTCCAGCGTTGTACATTATTCGTCTGGACTGCTGATATAACTGGCTATATGTTTTCTTTCTAACTCAGCTTTCCTCCCAATAATTAATCTATTCTTTCTACTTGTTCATCAAAAACTTCTCCCTTTATAAACTTCATATCTGGTTCATACCCGAACCTTTCGCAGAAAGCGGCTTTAGCTTCATAGGTATCAAAGGACAACACCACATAGGCATCCATGTTCTCGGCTTGCTTCTGTGCGTTTTCTTTCACCTGATGTTTGACCTCTTTCATGTGGGCAACCTTTTCGACACGTTCCAACTGCTTGGCGGCTTTATCGGCTTCTTTCTGTTCGGAAACTGGGACCATCATATCAGACAAAGCATCCGCAATAGAGTTTTCCTCTTCGGTCTGCAAAAGATAGTCGACACCAATCATATTCAAGTCTGCATCGGTCAGACCTGCATCTTTCCAGTCAATATCAGGAACAATACGGGCAAGAGCGTCAAAATCCCATGTCCCTTGTGCATTAGGGTTGTTCATTAGAATGTTTAACTCCTTTTCCTGCTGCTCGTCCACGTCTATGACATCGACACGAATGCGGTAGTCGTTATCGGGAAACTTTTGCAATTCGTCCATGACAGACAAACGCTGGTGCCCGCTGACTACGGTAAGACCAGTACGCTTGTTCACGACAATTCCACCGACTAAACCAAACTTCTTGATGCCACGTTTCAGTGTCTTACGTGATTCATCGGAAAGTTTTCGGGGATTATAATCCGCAAAGTGAATGGCAGAACGATTAAGTTCCACCGATTCACTCTTTATGTATTTTGATAATTCCATATTAGCCATTACTTAGACCGAAACCTCTCTGCCGAAGAGTATTCCTTTCGGCTCTTGCTATAAGATTATCACGAGATTGTTTTGCACGCCTGCTTGCAGCACTGCTACTCCATGTATTTTTTCTTCTCCAGTTAGCTTCGCTCAATCTTTCTGCCTGAGCATATATCTGTTCTCTTGTCTTTCTTTTTCTGACTCAGCAATCCTCCTTATTAATTTTGTTGATTATGATACTCCCAAAGCACTCTTTCAGCCATCGGGAAAACTCTGTAAATTCTCTGTAAATCTTGCGGGTAATTCTTCTCCATCCAAAGCATACAATCAAGATTGAAACCTACTCCCGAACTGGCTTTCAATGAATATCGAACTGGTTCGGGTAAATTGTGCTGCCTCATATAAGCAAGAATATCCTTTTGTGTCCAATCAGCCAAAGGATAAACCATACCGTTATTCTCGTAACCGTTTACCTCATACCCTTTCAACATAAGCCTACGATTCATACCATCAGCTTTTTTCATGCCCAAGAATGTATAATAAACTCCATGAGTAAGCTGCATAGCCTTTACCACATCTGCCAACTTCAATAGCTTTACTTTCGGATTTGGCACACAATACATACCGCCACGGAGAATATAAGTAAGATTCCAATGTGGTACTTGAACAAACTCTATTTTCGGATATTTGGCTTTAGTCCAGTTTATCCAACGGTTAATATGTTCCAAATTCTTGACAAAATACATGAACACGCAAACAATCCGGTCAAACTTCGGATAGACTAAATCAAGCAGAACAAGCGAATCTTTACCAAGTGATAAAAACAGTAAAGCCTCATTCGATTTTACCCGAATGAGGTCTATATATTGACTCGCTTGTTCTACTTTGTTCATAGCTAGCCACCACTTAAACCAAATGAAGTACGAAGATCACTGTAACGCTGTCTGCGTGATCCTAACTGTGTGGCACTTGCTGTACCTCTACGATTGGCAACCAATCTACCACCTGCCCCTGCACCATTCATATTTCTGCGAGGCCCGGCTACTCTGTTAATTCTTCTTGCGACTCTGCTTTCTAATTTTAAAAATTAAACAAATCAATCTATATGTTTTTCTAATATCTTGCCCAAAGTATAATTCATTTGTGCAGCAAGATATTCTTCGCCTTGATGTTCGTAAACAATATCATTACCGTTTTCATCTGTGAGAATAACAGCTTCTGCTGCTTTCACTTCAACGATAATATAAGGACGTTTACCTGTATATGCACCTGTCAGAAGCTTGATTGCATCGTACTTGATAGGCTTCAATTCTACCTCACCTTCTTCAGGCAGTTCTGCATCAGCCGGATATTCTTTACCGCCACATAGGTAAGTGATATACTTCTTAGCGTTAGTTGGTCTGATTTCACGGTATTCGTGGGTTTTCTTGCCTGCCAAGATTTCATCGAAATACTTCTGTTTGATGCTTAATGTAAGAATGTTCATAATCGTGTCATTTTTTTAATTAATACTCAATAGTTGCGGGGGGCTGAATCGAACAACCGACCTTCACCAAGTCAAAGTGAAAAGCTACCACTGCTACACCCCGCGATAGTACCCCAAAGGTACTACCACAACCAAAGATAACGAAATATCTTCAATCGTTATACACGACAATTGGCTTATTGTCGTGAACTAAGCCATTTATCCCGTCTTTCTCTACACGCCTCTAAGGTAGGCGCACAGCAAGAAAACAACTCACCGCTTTCAGTACGGTAGTCGTACTGGTACATTCTCACTCTTTTACCTCTCAACCTGGTGTTGTAGGTAGTGTAATTCTCTTTACCGGGTTGACATACGCTGCAACCGTTTTTGTTTATTGAGTTCATAAGCTAATCTATAAAAGTGTTATTGCAATATTCTTTCACTCTCTTTAAGTCAGGATAGCCACTTTTACAAACAATATCACCCACTATTGAATCATGCTTAATATGTCTGTCAAGATAGTCAATCAACCGTTGTGCTGCATCCTCTTTCGTAGCTGCCACAAATCCCATACCCGCAAAGTTGCCAACAAGCCATTCAGAAGTCACTGTCACACCTCTTTCGTCTGTGTATATGTGGTATTCTGAATTAGGTAAACTCTCTATCAATTCAATAATTTCTTTCGGTGTTACCATGTCAATCTATATTTATCGTTTCACATTCAATCTTTCTTCACTCGTATAAGCCACTACAAGCCCTGTTTCATCATGCTGTATGGTGATGTACTTTTCACCCCTCTCTATAGTAGAGAAGTCATAAGGGGTTACCATCTTACCCAATACCTTGCCCAGTTGCTTCATCAGTGGGGCTTCAGGGCTGATAACTAAAACTAAATCCGCTTTCATAATCGTGTATATTGTGGTGCCCGAAAGCTACCGGATTAGGACTTAAAATAATCAAAATATATATTCACCTGTTTGTTTGTCATAGACACCTATTAAACCGTCTTTATACTTTTTACGGTAATTTTCATAATGTCTTGTTATGATTTTAAGAGAATTAGAATCTTTCACAAATACACCGTTAAGCTCTAAATAATACCGTTTCATAATCTTCTATATTGCGCAGGGCTTTCGCCCTGCTGGTTAAACTCAGTTTATTTCGTAATAAGGTTGCTCGCCTCTAATAACTCTCTTTGCATCTGCAATGCTATCATACAGCTTTGATTCGTCATTATCTATGATTACAAATTCTTGATGAAAGCCATCTTCAAACACTGTTATTATGTGACCTTTGTAACTTACTTCTCTGATGATATTCTTTGCTTTCATTATCGTATATCTTTTAATTGTTATTACTTCGTTTCTGATGATGCAAAGATAGTATATTATGTAACAAATAATACTATTTATATAGTTAATAAATTATAAAAGTATTATTTTATGTAACATATAATAATTATATAAGTATATTTGCATCATGGAAAAGGAAGATAAAAGAAGAGTTATACACGTAGAAATGAAAGCAACTGGTAAGCATAGGTACTTTGCTTCACCTGCTGCCATCTATGATGTATTTTCAAGTCAAGAACTTGGAATTGCCCGGCAGTCACTTCTGAACTACTGGCAAAAGACGGAAGAACCTTATGAGAATGCTATTTGCGTAATCAGAAAAGGAGAGTTAGAACGAAAAACTAAAAATAAGAAAGGAGATATAAATGAGACAAATTACATTAATCCAGGGTGAAAAAGGTTCGGGTAAATCTAAATTTATTCACGAAAAACTCAAAGAAATAGAATCGGAAGTCGAAGTTATAGAAACTGTTAATAAGGGGGATTGGAATACCGAAATCTACATTGTCAGAAATAAAAATTCCAACGACATTATTATCCTAAATTCCGGCTCAGATATGAAGTGTATTATTAGCGCATTTGGAGCTGTTTTAAGTAAATACCCAACAGTTGCATCTATATTCACAGCTATTAGACCTTACAATAATAACCCCAAGTTGCATACTTGGATGAAATCAGAGCTTCATATAACTGAGCAAGATAAAGTCACTACTATTGATTTAGATAAGCCAAAGCATTAAACTCCGGCTTACTCATTGATAACCTCATTAAAAGCAATAAAGGCGCACCAAAACGATGCGCCTTCTGTTGTCAATTAGTTCTTAATTTTATATCAGAGCCTCACGGCTAGAATATCAGAATCTGACAGCTTCCATTCTTCTGAGAAGATTATTATATCTCTCTTGTATAAGAGCTCTTTGTTTATCGGAAGCAGTTACAATCTTTCCCTTATATTTCCGCATGACAGATTCATTCATGCCAATTTCCTTTGCAAACTTACTGGCATTTATGAAAGGAAATGCCTCGAAGAATCCGCTTAAATCATATACGTAATCAACAGAATACCCAGACTTATACCACACAGGAAAGTCTCCATGTTTTTCTTTATAATATTCAGCCTGCTCTTCAAGTACGGACATAAAATCATCTTTCGCTTCCTGCTCTGTAAGCCCAAAACCGTACGCTCCGTTCACATCCTCCGAATATACGGAAATACCCCCATCATTCGCCTTTTCAATAATTGCCTTAATCTTCTTCATAATCGTGTATTTTAAATTCGTCAATTAAAGCACCCACCGAAGTGGGTGCAGTCCTTTCACTTCTTTAACCCTGCCTTTTTCAACATACTGTCAAGAGTACCATTGGGTATCTCTTGAGACTGATGTCTGCCAACAGGAATAAAGTAGTCAAAGTCGGGATGAACATATTTATAATGTTTCTTTCCCTTTTTGATTGTCCAGCCAGCTGATTCAATCAATTTGTAAAACTCTGAATACTTCATAAAATCAAAGAACATTTTTAATTGACACTACAAAAGTAACATATTTGTTACAATAAAACAAGCAAAGATGAAGAAAGAAATAACATATTTGTTACTTTTAACACCGTGTACACATAACAAAAGCCGGATCACTAAACTCCGGCTCATTAATTGATTAGCCCTTTGAATTTCAACCGATTTACGATTTCGGTGTAAAGATACTCTATATCCCCGCTGAAATCCCCATAGTTCTGATAGAGAAACACGACATCAGCGCAGTTGTCGGAAATTGTACTCTTGGACTGAACCCCAAGTACCCTTGACATCTCTTCGCGTAACCCAGCTGTCATTTTCCCACCGGCAAGCGAACTTGGAGAAAACAGGTACAGGATAATGAAGATGAACTTCTTCCGCTGGGTAACACTATCAATACAAGGGGGAAGACTTCTGCTATTCAATAGCTCAACGAAGATTTTATAGATATCCCTAATAAGGCTTTTATCTCTCAAAATCGGTGAAGCTAAGGTATTTTCTTCCTCTGAAAGTTCTGATTTCTCAATTCTAATCTTTTTAAGGCGAATTATTTTGTTAAAATCCAGTTCCATAACACGATTATTTTAAAAGTAAATAGTATATTTGCATCATAATCGTGTAAGGAAGAGCTGATTCATGGTCGTGCGTGGGTTGGCTCTTTTTCATTTTTCCCCATTCGTGCTGACGAATGGTTTCTTTTCCAAATCATAGCAAGTGATATATACCCGTTTCCCATTAACATCACATAGAGCAAGGGCATATCCTTTCTCTAGTATTTTAACCGGCTGATTGTCGCAATAGACAGTACTTCCAACCGGAACTCTTATAAAATGACGTACTATCATTTGATTATCTTTAGCTTGTTATACCAGCGTGAAGAAAAAGGGAACCACCCGATTAAGAATGATTCCCCGAAAATGGTTACTTTGTATAGTTTGCTCATGGATTTTTCTTTTTCAAATTAGACATCACACATTTAATCACTTCATAAATGAAAATAGCAAGAAAAATAGTAGTCCATGGATATTGGTTTATCAGTTCATAAAAATCTCTCATAGTTTTACCTCCTTCCACTCACTTTCTATAATCACATGTTCACACTTATTACACCTATGCAAATAAGTTGGGAATGGTGCCGTTGTATAGTCCTCAACAGCTATTTCTATACTGCCACATTCCGGACATTCTATCTTTACCTCTTTGATACTGGGATAATCCCAAAAGGATAATTTGCCTTTCACGTCCTCAATTGGATTTTCGTAGAGAATAGGGTTAGCTAGTACCCAGTTATAAACTCCTTTCTCTGCCCAGATGGAAGGATGGTTTTGTACACAGTCTATTATCTCGACGCTTCCGATTATGGAGCCTGTACAAAAACTAAAATCTTTCCACTCTTTGTTTTCCGGTAATGCCAATAACTGCTCATTGGTAAGTATTGAATCATAGAAATTATCATAATTCAAAGGTTTACCGCTTGAATGAATCAGTACCCTCTGCCCTAAGTATTTCTTAGGGCAGCTCCAAGTACGGTTCTCAATGTCTTTAATACCATGGACTATCAAAGAGGCCCACGGCTGTTTTATGGTTATTGCTTTCATTTTTTATTGTTGTTCTTTAATATCTCATCAAAAGACGGAATAGGAAACCATGCCAACACGATACTATTTCCAGAAATCCATCTATTATCTTTATCAAAAGCATTTATTTTATAAAACCTTTCAATTACAAACCGTTATACGTTAATTTCTAATTTACCCCTATATTTGTTATATGGACTTTCTACATAAAATTCCCACTCACCAGTAAATCGTAGCCGAAAGACTTGTTATACAAGCTCAATGCTATCTTACAAGCAACTGCGGATGTAACACCGCAACTAAACCATGCTATTATCATTTTATTCCTTTCCGTACCGTTATTCGTTAATTGGCAGTTTCATAAAGCACATCCATATTGTTTTGCTCTGCCTTCCAGT